CGATCTTCAACTCCTCCGCTTGTGCTTGTTAGTAAAAATTCCATCACTCCACCTCCTCAATCTCCACCCCTTCACAATCAAACACCCAGCCGAAGCCAGCTTCTTCTAGCTCGGTACGAGTGTGATGTGCACGATAGGGTTTAGACTCGCTAGCTATTCCAAAGAACCATTTATCAAGATTTTTATTGTAACTAAGATATCCGTTGACGCTATCCATGCCTACAACCTTGACCAAGTACCGCTTCTCTTTCTCGACCTCGTAGCCGTCAAGCCATGCACGGGCGAAGAGTTCTTGGTTGCTTGTCTTTTTAATCCATAATATAAAATCGAAACTTTGGTTGTTTTCTTTCATAAAGTTTGGATTCATAGCAGTATATAGACTAGTTGTTAAATGTTCTTTACAAACCTCAATCCAATCCGCCACACACTGCTGTACTTTGACTGGTTTTGGTTCGTCTATTTTTTCTAAATCTTCTAGAAAAATTTGACGAGCTAGCTCTGCCCCTTCAGCATCCCATACACCTTCAAGTTTTTTATACTTCTCAATTAATCGCTGTACATTCATCTTCCAACTCCTTCATCTTCTGTTTCAATTCTTCATTCCTTTTCCTCAACAAATCCCGTTCCAGCGCTCTAATCCGTCTCTTGCGTGCATCGCACGTCTTCGAATACTCGGCTATCTTCTCTTCGTTTCTCTTGATCGATTGCTTGTAGCCTTCGAGTAACGTCTGTTTTAAACTCATCATTCCACCTTTTCGAGTTTGACTCGATACAATCGCTCTCCTCGATACTTGCTCTCAAGCTGAGCCTTGCATTTAGCAGCATCTCCCTCTTTCTTAAAAAAGTGAGTCTCATCTACCATATTGTCAAAATATAGTGTTACAGTATAACTCATATTTCTACCTCTCAACTTATCTTATGGCTTTCCAGGTCTCCGAATTCGTGACCGTGATTTACAAAGTACGAACCAATCAGAATTGCATCAGCCTCGTCGTCTTTGACGTTTAGGTCGAAGTTCTCGGACACTTTAGATACAGCCTGCAGCTTCATAGATTTCTTGCTACGGTCTTTGTAGCCGAACTTCCAATACTTGCGCCAAGTTGATACATTCACAAAATACACATTGTCAGCGACTAGCCGTCCAAGGATGATGCCCGTTACAATTCCAATACTGATCATAGATTGTTGATTTGGCCCCATGACCGAGTTCTTCTCGACCACAATCGATTCAAAATGGCAGTCGTATTTCTGGAGCGCTCTCGATTGAATCGCTCGTAGTTCGCTAGCCATGAAGCGTCCACGTTCAAAGAACGACTTGCTTTTATGTTTTAAGACACCACTCTGGACAAGGTCAGAGCCGTGAAATACGGCCCAGCCTGTCGCAGTAGTTGAAACGTCTAACGATAATGTCAGAGATTTCATTGTAGTTCTCCCTTGATGCCACAAAGGTCGAATAGGTTTCGCTTGTTATTCTCGATGAACTCAAAGAACTTCTGAAGCTCGGTCAAGTGGCGTTTTTCTCTCTTGACTCCAAGGCTTGTATGATACTCTGTCGGCGTTTTCGGTGTTACCCTGATGTCTAGCCAATAGAGAGGCTCGAACACGTCGCCACTTGTATCAAGAGAAGTATCTGCGTCCGTATTTCTGAAATGCATCTGCATATCATATTCAATTTTATTTGTGATCGTGATGTTCTTATCTACGATTTCGAGTGTGATAGTTGTTCCTGGTATATCAATTTTATTAAGCATTTGTTTTTCTCCTTTAAAATAATTTTATTTGTTTTTCATAATCATTGAGCCTCTGTTGAGCACGGTTAAAGATGCTTTTGTCAAGCTCGCAACCGACATACTCAAAACCTAATTCTTGACAAGCAATTAAGCTACTTGCTGAACCGACATGAGTATCAAGAATCTTGTCTCCGTCTTTTGCGTAGTTTTGTAGCAACCAGAAATAAAGATTGATGGGTTTTTGGGTTGGATGAATTCTAACCTCATTCAAAGCCTTGTTTCCTTGCTGAATATGTCCTTCAGATATTGACTTGCCTTGCATCATACCATTCCACATATAGCGAAATAGTCGCGTACTATCATGCAAACTGGAGTACGCCAACTCACAATCTGAAAAACTTGAATGAGTATTAACCTTGTCCCACACAATACGGCCAGAACCGAAAGAGTAGTTGAAGTAGTTCACGCCCCAAATAATTTGATTTTTTGAAACTCTAAATAATTCATCAAAATAATCTTTCCCCGGAACTTCCCATTTAGTTGTTTTGCCGTACAATCTTCTATGGACTCCTATAGGACTAATTTTGCTCCCATAGTATTTTCTTTTTTCTGGCCCGGAAAAATACGGTGGATCAACAATAGCTAAATCAAAATAGTTGTCAGGATATCTTTTCATGACATCCATACAATTTTCGTTAAGAAATAATTTCAAGTCATCACCTCATTCCAATTCCTTTGCTATTGCAGCGATAACATTGATTGTCACGCTATTTCCTGCTTGTTTGTATAATTGGCTATTGCTATTCACTTCTTGAGCTTTATCAAAAGCCCAATCAGGAAAACCTTGTAACCTCCAACACTCACGAGGTGTTAGCTTGCGAATACGATAGCCAAAAGATAAATGGTTATTTTCGTGATAGCTATTACTTGTCAGTGTAGGAGCTATTTCATGCACTCCACCCTGATTATAGCCATGGCCACGCTGGATGATTTTAGGTTCAAGACCTCCACCTTGATATGCTCTGATTGTTGGTGCGATGCCATCTGTTTCGTAAACAACTCCACATTGATTAAAATTGGGTTGCAATATCCCAAATTGTTTTATAGTATTACTTTTTATTGCTATCTTTTGCCCCTCTCCTTTATTCGTTGTGAGTGTAGGAGCTAGGCCGTCAGCTTGATAGACTTCCCCATTCATGCCATTTCCAGAGGGGTTCACATTGCCAATTTTCACGACTGATTGGCTACTAGTTGACTGATTTTCTCCGCCGAGAGGAAAAATTCTTCTGGTACGTTCTCCTCTAAGATGTCCGATAATGAACACACGTTCCCGATTTTGGGGGACTCCAAAATTTTTGCTGTTAATGCTTTCCCATTCCACATTGTACCCCAGTTCATCCAAGGTTGAGATAATGGTCTCAAATGTAATTCCGTTTTCGTGATTGAGGAGTCCTTTGACATTCTCAAGGAATAGATATTTAGGTCTGAGAATAGATGCGAACCTAGCAATCTCAAAGAACAAAGTTCCTCGAGTATCTTCAAAACCTCGTCTGTTTCCTGCAATGCTGAAAGCCTGGCACGGAAATCCTCCACAGATAATGTCCACACGTCCGATTCCTCGAATAAACTCGTCTGATACTGCTGTGATGTCATGTAGCTCTATTTCTCCTTTCGTGTTATGTATAGCTTTATAACTAGCTCTAGCGAATTTGTCTATCTCACAAAATCCTATACATTCATGACCTGCCGATTCCATTCCAAGACGGAACCCACCGACACCAGCAAATAAGTCTAAGAATTTCATAACTTAACTATAATATCCCCTTTCGCTAAAACGGCAAACCGTCATCTGGGAGGTCAAAGGGGTTAGGGTCCGCAAATGGTGAGCTATTTCCACTTTGGAAACTGTTGCCTTGCCCTTGTCCGTGCTGACTGTTGCGACTCTCTAGCAGAGCTACACTCTCAGCGACTACCTCGGTCACATATCGACGCTGACCGTTTTTCTCGTAAGACCTGACTTGTATGCGTCCAATGATCCCAATAAGTGAGCCCTTGCTGCAATACTGAGCAATGATGTCAGCTGTACCTCTCCACGCTTGGAAATTGATAAAATCAGCCTCACGGTATCCATTTTCGTTCTTGAAATTGCGATTGACCGCAAGTGTACCCTGTAAGCTAGATACATTGTTAGGCGTTTTTCGTAGGTCAGGAGGCGCTACAAGCCTCCCAACCAATGTGACGTTATTGATCATCTGTTTTGTCCTCTCTAGCTCTACGCTCTCCCAAGAGGTAGCCTAAAAACATCCATAGGATAGCCATTCCAATCTCTTTGATAAAATCATTCATTATTTCTCTCCTTTGCATTCATAACATACATTTTGGCCTACATCTTTTGCCTTGATTATTGATAAGCTACCACATTTCTCACAGTTGATTAAAAAACCTAAACCATTTGAATTGATACTGCTTATATTGTTCTCTGAGGGAACTTTGTAAATAATCAATGCGGATGTATGCCAATATTCAGCGCTGACTCCACTGTCAGCGACAGCAGACACATTTGATTGAAATTTGATGTCAATCAACTTAATGTCTGGATTTTCGGCAAGCCAGCTGTTTATTTGATTATCAATCGTCTCGTCACTTGGGTAGTCGGATGATAGAAATACTGTTTTAATCATTTTCCCCTCCTGAGTTGTGCCACCAGACCATCAGGTCATCCTGATTGTCTCTGATATACTGCTCAAATCTCTCAAAGTGGACGATAGCATGTTTTAAGCGTTGCATACCCTCTCCAGCTTTTGAGCAAAAGCCGCAAACTTTAAAGCCAGGCTCAATCATGTCAATAATTTCTACAACTTGGCCATCGAGGTTCCAGACGCTATCCTCTCCCACCTTAAAATCTAGGATAAACTCATCCCCTAGGTTGTGGATAACCTGCAATCTCTTGCCGTCCGAGTAGATGGATACGCTGTCAGATACTTTTCTAATTTCCATGGTTTCATCTCCTAAAATGGCAACAATTCAATTATGATAAAATCTTCCGATGTTTTTTTAACATCACAAACATAGGCATTAAGTAAGGATTCCTCAGTTTTGTATGTTGTTTGGTTTTCAACACTTTCATTCCAACGAATAAATCGAGGTTTGAGACCAGGCCATCCAGACCTGCCAAATAACGCAATACATTCCTCTTTGTTTTGATGTATAGCGAATGTAATACCATGTGGGCAGCCTGTGTCATGAGTTTCTAGTATATCTTTTACTTGTTTACTCATACTTACCACCCACATTGCTCATTGAGTTCAGCCTGAGTCAATGGCTCAATACGTTGATAACCGCTGACTTGATAGTTCTTTTTAAAATCAAATCCGAGTTGACTTAGACCAGCCTTGAAACGGTCTTTTTCGGCTGTGTCTACAAAATACACCTCTAAAGTCATTTTTTGGGTATATCGTTTTAGGTTGTTTTCAGCCCCTCTGAGAGCGTTGGGCTCATTTTGAGGGATTTGCCCACCGTCCAAGATTTCGCCTGACTCTGGGTCAAATTTTGGGGTTTCCGTTGATTTTGGAGCCTGTTCTTGCTGTTTAGTTTGTTGAGTTGCTAAAAGTTCCTGATTAGATTGCCCTGCTCGTTCTTGAGCTTGTCTGAGTTCTTCCTTTTGCTTTTCAAATTCATAGTCAGCTTTGATTTGTTCAAAGACCTCAGCAAGAGTCAAGTCTTTCAGTTGTCGGATGTACGGTGAGTCAGTCATGCCATACTCAGCACATAACCCTGAAATAGCTGACTTAGCCTTTTCAAATTCTTGCTGTTTCTGAAACTCAAATGTGACCATGTCATCAAGTGACTTCATAGTGGCTTTTTTAAGCGTCACGCCGTCTGCCATGAAATCGCTAGCCTTGACATACTCAAGGGCCTTTTCATCAAAGAGACGAGGATCCAGCATGTACTCAGCTGATTTGTTGGCTATGTAACTCTTAACCGTATCTATTTTTAGTTGTCTTTGATGTTCTTCAATTTCCTTGATACCTTTATCAAATTCACTAACTACGGTTGCAAATGGTTCAATAATTGACTTTGCATAACTATCCCATGTGTTAGCCGTCTCTGATAGCAAGTTTTTAGTGTCGATACGGATACGATTTTTAGACTCAATTAGCTTATTAAATTCAGCTCGCTTTGCCTTGTCGTCTTTGAGAGTACTAGCTGTAGGAATATAGTCCTTGTACTTTTCAGTAGCCTCTATGAGGTCTTTTTCAAAAGACTCTCTAGTAAGCTCATCCGTTGTAATCATTTCATAGATTTTATTGATTTTCTTATCATCAATAACTTGTAATTCTTGCATGTTGTCCTCCTAGTATTCTAGTTCACCGTCTAGCAATTCGCCCTGGATTGTCTCCTCAGTTTGAGCAGGTTCGGGATCTGCATGATTTGCCTCTTGCTCTTTGTTGAATTGCTCAATCTCGGCCATCTTGCGTGCTACGACATCCTCACGGCTCTCTTGAGGTGTGACGTCTTTAGGTGTGTTATCCAGCTGAATTTCATCAGCCTCATAGCTCGCTCCAAGCTCAGCAGGGAACGCCTCACGGTAAGCTGACACTAGAGCTACTTTCCGTATCATGACACAAGGCATAGTATCCCAGTTATTCTCACCTATTGGCTTGCCGTATGAGTTCATCACTGGATAAGTAACATCTTTCCCCTGTTGTGTCAGTTCCTTAACTCTTGCACGTATTTTAGAATTGTCATACTCCTCAAAAGATACTTCTGTTTCCGTTGGGTAAGTACGGTCTTTGCGGTACACCTTGGCCCAACCGCCAAGAATTTCAGCGCCTTTAGGAATAAATGCTCCTTTTGAGTATTTAATTTCACCGTCCAACAGATAGATTACGCCTGCCTCTTTACCATCAAATTGTGGATGACTATCTGCTTTCTTTTCAAAAGCTGATTTGGCAGTGACTATCTGGGCTGGCTGAGTGCCATACTTGATAAAATAAATTTCTTTTGTAAATGGATTGAGGTTTTGGGCTTTGGCTTGAGCTATAAAATAGGCAAGCTCCTCATCACTAGCTTTTCCTTGCGGGTCAAGATACTTTCTGATAATGCCGCTATTAAGTAGCTGAGGGTTAGTCAGAAAGTCCCCTTTTGCTTCTACAAGTTGATTGTTTGTCATTTTCTTCTACCTTTCGTTCTCTTTAAATTCCAATTTTCACGCTTCAAGCGTCTGTTTGCGTTTTGCAATTTCAAAATAATATTTTGTTGCTCGTTGATAATTTCTCCGAGTTCTCGTCCGAGATGCATATACTCAACTCGCCAGTTATCGATTTCTTCGTGTAGTTCCTGTATCATATTTCATCACCCACATATCGATACTGACCACACCCAATATACACATACTCGCTTGGGTCGAGCTCTTCTCGTGGTTCAGGAGGCTGCATCATATCCCTGTCATAGTTAAACATGAGCATACACCTTTCCAAGTTCCAGGACTCGCTTCACATACCTAGCTTTTGATGTCAAACCGAGATCCAGCAATTCGTTTTTTCTTCATGGCTGGCCAAATGCCACACACGGTTTTCAAGTTCAATTCTGGTCATCTTCCTGCTCCACTTTTTCATCTTCTTTGGCTTCAACTGTGATTTCTAATCGCTTCGTGGCTTCATCTACTGACTTGCCGTCTAGAATATCCTTGATCATGTGGCTCACATCGTGCATTTCTTTCTGAAGTTGTTTGATTTTTTTGATTGTACGAATTGCTTTAAACATATTGTTCTCCTTTTTTCTTTATTCTCCAACTTTCCAAATTCGACAACGGGATTCCACTCCAGAAGAAGTCTTGTCTTGGAATTCCCAGTCATTGCCATAAACTCCCGCAGCTTCGTATGAAGCTGATTTCAAATAAGCAATAGCTTCTTCCTTGGTCTCGAAAACAGTAGCTGAATAATCTTGCTTGCCAATTGGCAAAAAATCCCTTCCTATAATGCCGAAATCCTCGTTTCCAGTTTCAGCATTATTGACATAGATTGATATAATGTACATCTAAACTTCTCCTTGTAGCGTGGCCTTAATGTCAAAATTTTCTTTGAACTTATAAGCAGCAAGCTCTTGTTTCAAATCGTAGTTTTCTTGCTCGAAAGCAAAGCGACGCTTACGCTCTTCGAACAGGTCATTCATAAGTTCGATTGCAACCTCTCGCCAGTCAAGGTTGACTGATTTAAGAACTCCTTCAAGTCTGAGTTTTAGCTTAGTAAGTAGTTTCATCTTTAAACTCCCAATTGTTTTTCTTTTTTAAGATTTTCTAGCATCTCTGCTAGTGTTTCTTTTTTAGTTCGATACCGATTTCGGGTTTTCCATTTAACAAATAAGCGAAATCCTTCGTAATTGATAAATACAATCTTATGTGTTGGATTATCAATGAATTGTTTGAAGTCTGGATGCTCCCGCATTTCTGTGGCCCATACTTTCGCAGTTCCGACCGTTAGACCTTCCCACATTTGGCAGAGGTGCTTGTAGTCTCCGTGAGTGGCCTTTTCATTCACACCTACTGGCTTGTAAGTTATTTCTGCTTTAGGCATGGCTTTTCCTCTCTTTCTGTGCTATAATTTTCTTGATTAATTTTGTTGAGCGCCTGATTGCCGTCAGGTGCTTTTTTGTTTTATCTTAATTCATCTATGCTAATCTCTAAGGCATCAGCGATTTTCTTGACCGTATCAAAATATAAATCTTTCACCTCTCCATCTCTTAAACGATAGATTCCAGCAGGTCCTATACCTGCTTTTAAACAAAGTTTATAAACTGTCCAATTTCTTTCTGAAAGCTTTTCAGATATTTTTTCCCAAAGCATATCCTTTTTCTCCTTATCTAGTTTTATTTTTATACTTTTTGTGCTTATATATACTATTACACTATATATTGTGGTTTTTTAGATTTAAACCCTTTGTTTATACAATATATTGACAAACATTGTTTTTTGGCATATAATATATTTTGACTAGGACCTCTCACCGTTTTAGTCAAAAACTCAATAGAAAGGAGATTAATAACATGACTTTAGAAATCAACGGACTGGATGAGTTTTCTAACCGACTTGATAAACTTTCAGAGAACGCTCAATCCATTGCTGGTACACACGAATATTCTTTTGAAGAAGTTTTCACTGATGAATTCATGATTGAAAACACAAACTTTTCAACCATAGATGAATTCTTGTTATCGAGTCCAGAAAAAATCTCTAATGCAGAAGAATTCGAAAAAGCGAATGAAGCGATTCTTGACGTCTTTGTTTCTGAACAAACAAAGTTTGATAATTGGAAAGATATGATGTCTTCCGCAGCACAAATCCTAATCATGAAGAAACTCAGTTTTTAATTCCAATTCAACTTCATTAAGCCGTTTAATTGCTTCTTGCAATTCTTCGGCTTTTTTAGCTACTTCTTGAATAGCTTCCATCAGTTCATCAATACCCGAAACTTCAACATTAAGCCGATGTCCTATTGGTCTCATTTTGTTTCTCCTTTGTATTTTTTTCTACCCTCTCTTTTATTTATTTAAGAGAAGTAGGACTTGTTGTTAGTTAATATTTATTGTTATTTAATACTTGTTGTTAGTTAATATTTATTAGTGCCTAAATTTTCTGATTTGTAAAATACAGATTTGTAAAATACAGATTTGTAAAAACCGGAAATGTAAATTCTAACCTGTGGATAACTTAGATATACCTTCATTCAATCTCTGTTTCATGATTTCAAATTGAAAATCGGATATTTTTACATCTGAGAAAAATCTGAAAACACGAACTCCTTTACCACGTCCCATGCCTTTTTTAACAATTCGTAGGTAGCCATTTTTTTCTAATATTTTGAAGTAGCTATCAACTGTGTCTCGACTAACACCTTTCCGCTTAGCTATCTCATCCGGATATACTTGCCAGTTTGGGTGATTAGCCAACACCACCATCATGATGCCAACAGCTGTAAAATCCAGCGCAGGATCGTTGATAAAGCTATTACTAACAGCTGTGTAGTCATCAGTTGGATTCCTGAAAGATGAATTGACAATCTAAATTTTTAAAGTCTGTCATACGCTCTCCTTTCTATTTCTAGTCTCCTTTTCTGATATAATATTTAATAAAAACGAGGTTTGCTATGTTAAGTATTGATACACAATTTGTAGATACAATCAGTAAAATACTATCTGATTATGTTTCACATTCTGAAATCACAAGGATGGGAGAAGTCTTAGGATATCCCCAAAACGACCAGAACTCTGGACTCAATAAACACTATAGAGTTCACAATATCATGTCTGATATACTCAACAAAACACAAGATAAATCTAATATCAAACTTGTAATTGAGTATATCTGCAATCCTTTGAGGTACATCGATAAGGTTTCAGATTTTGACAACTTAAGATTAAAACTAAATGTCGTTCTTTCCCTAAAAGGTCTCACTATATCAGATAACGGACATGTAGTTATTACTACTGCTTCAAAAACTTTAGTTGAGGCAAAGAAACGATTTGAATCACTTGATCATATGTTGAGAACATTAAATGTTCATCCAAATGTTTTAAAATTCTGCACCCAGGAACTCTTACAAGAAAATTATTTTCATGCTGTATTTGAAGCAAGTAAAGGAATCTTTCACCGCATTCGTTTACTAACCGGTTCGTCTCTGGACTCAGCAAGTCTAATAGACCAATGTTTTAAAATCAAAGAACCCATTATGATTATCAACGGAAATAAATTACAGACTCTTGACGAACAAAGTGAATATAAAGGATTGAAGAATTTACTTCTGACAATCGCGCATCTTTATCGTAATTCCAAAGCACATAAACTTAAATACTACAATCCAGATAGTGTTAATGATGCCTTAACCGCTTTAACTCTCATGTCCCTCGCTCACAATCTCCTTGACAACTGCACTAATACTAGGAGACTTGATTAGTAGATTATAAAATTCTATAGTTGCCTCAGCTAATCTAATTGTTTCTTCATCTATGGGACTATTGTAGTCCTCAAGGTGATGAAGCCTTTCTGTCAACTGCTCTGATAAGTATTCTGTTTGCCTAAAGATAGATTTATGAAGACGAGTAATTGGTTTTAGCAACTCGATTTCATCGTATGTTAATACTTTTACAGTCTCCTCTTGAGTTACTTCTGCTAATTTTTCTATACCAGAAATATCAACATTAACATGCGGCTGTTCCATTATCGTCCCCCCTCGTCTTACTCTCCAGCGCCCTGAGCTCTATCTCATGGCTGACTTGTTTCAATAGCTTCTCACACGCTATCTTAGCTTCTCTGTACGTTTTAGATTCACTGATGAAGTAATCAGCAAGTTCAATGATTTTATCTTCCAATTTGACCTCCTATATCAGTCTCAAGACTGATGAAATTTTCTCCTGATTTGCTATAATAACCTTGACTAGGACCTCTCACCGTTTTAGTCAAAATTCCAATAGAAAGGAGATTTAATATGGATTCTAATAAATTTATGGAAGTTGTCTCGAAACACATAGATCAAAATTTTAATTCAAACAATCAACTAGTAGACTACGTTGTGACTGAATTAAATTCGTTAGATCTCGGTATCAATACTGAACAAGCTCAACATATTGTCAACATTATTGAATATGTGTCAAAATCAACTTCTAAAAGCGCCATTATTGCTTTGGTAAATTCCATGCTAGAACTTGGGCTTCTAAAGAGCGACAACTAATTTTCTTTGTATCCAAAGTTGTTGTCAGACTTTTTGAATCTATCAGTATATTTTGAACTAATTCAGGGTCTGCCTTTATCAAGGTATGCCCTTTTTTTCTACTATACGGATACCGTTTTGGTCTCATCATCCTGCCTCCTCATTCAAAAACTTATTGATAAAATACTGCTGTCCCTTGCCTGTGACCTTTGGTGTCTTGTTCACAGTGATATGTCCATCTGCGTGTTGCACGTTTGTTTCCTTGATTTCAAAGAGTTTCAAGTCCATGCTACGTTGGGTTGGCATGTTCCAATCTGAGCCTTTACGTTTAATCAGGTAGCCATTTTCACGCATCCAAGTAAAGAGGCGATTGGCACCGATTTTGTAGCCGTTTTGGCTAATGAGCTTGGCAAGTTCACCGACCAAGATAGATGTATGACTTGCACTCACTGCGTCTGCAAAGAGGACTTTGGGTTTGTCCGCTTCAATCTGCGTCTCCAGTTTATGAATCTTCTTATCCGCCATGAGCAAGGCTCTTGCCATAATCTTCTCAGGACTGTTG